TTCACCTAAAGGATGACAAAATAACATTAATTACTTAAAAATCATCGCATTACACGAATCTGTGGTTAAATAATAGACTACAAAATGCGACAAAACACAACATATCCAGTCACTATGAATCAACCACTTAGATGGTATTAGTGACCTGTAACAGAGCATTAGCGCAAGGTGATTTTTTGTCTTCTTGCGCTAATTTTTTGTCAACATACTGGGTTAGCTGAATTTACAACCATGCTCAGTATCTCGATAAGCGCAGAGAAATGATGCAGTGGTGGGCGGACTGGCTTGATGAAAAGGTGGAGTGATCCACCTGAGCCTGTACAAGTCTTTGCAATCCAGCGCAAAGACTTGTCTATATTATTATTTTATTATGGCATATTAACAATAATAAATGTGTCCTGTATCACGGACATCTGAGCGTTACCTCCTGTTATTGTTACATAAATATATCTATTTGATGTTAACCTTCCTTTCCAGTCTATTCTGGCAGTAGTTCTACTGCTTGCTGTAGATTTGTGGTACACAATAGATAAAGTCGATCCTGTGTCAGTAGGTGAACTTGCACTTTTAATTGCTATTGTTACAGCCTGATCAACAGCTGGGAATGTAATACTTGCACTTATCTCATAAATTCCGGGCACTGCTGTTCTTACGTATCCTGTATTTTGTGCCTGAAGATAACGGTCATCTGAAGAAGATAATGTATTAAAGGGCACTACACCTGTATATGTGCCAGTGACATTAACTCCGCGGAGAACAACGTTTGGCGGATAAAGGCTCTCTATCTTCATTACTCCGTCATACACCGAGGTGTCGGAAGCTATATTTGAGTAAGCGAACCTCATATCTGTTCCTGAGAACTTAAGATATGAATCCCCTGTAACCTTGTAAAAGTCAAGGAAGTACCCCGAAGCCGCAGTAACCATATAACCACCATTTACAGTTACGTTCGCGTTACCACTGACCTCAAATAATTTTGCTCCTACATTTGTTGGTGTACCTCTAATACCAGCGGTAGCTTGAGGCCCATTTATTACCGTAGACCCGCCACGGTTCACAGCGGTACTGTCGTTTACTATCTTGAAAAACCCACCATACAGGTTTTCGGTATACGGCGTGTTAAGTACCAAGTCATTGCAGTTTATTAACTCAAAAACATACGGTACATTGCTTGAAGAAGATGGTTTGTTTACCGCCTCACCGCCACAAGAGGTCATGGTTGTATGTTCACGGTTAACCATTCGCCACGCACATCGATAAAAAATTGATGTTACGTTACTGATTGTCCCGGAGGTTCCGGAAGTATACACCCCAGGGTCTTCGAGCTGATAACATGGAAGGTCTGAGTATTCCTGAGCACCAGATGGGGCATACCAATAGTTGCAATAGATTTTCTCCCACACATGTGCGTATGCATCATAAGTGCGAATCCCTTGCTTAAAACCATAGAACATGCAGTTTTTAACGATATGGTGCGCCCAAAAAGGAGCGAATATTGCGTAATCGCACTTATCATTTGTGTTTATACGCAGACCATCTATGACGTTGCGGAGAGAAAAACCATTTTCTGGATGAACTACTATGATAGCAGCATCAACATTGAAATCCGTGGTTCTGCCACCGCGTGCTGGAGCCGTTACGGACGGTAGTGATGGTGTCGCGTTGCCCGTTTTAGTCAATACATGTGCGCCGAAACAATAAAGCCTATCGGTGGAGTACATAATGATGGGGTTAGTATACGTCATGTCTGTATCCACAATAACAGGAAGCCCTTTTCCTCTGGCGAATGCTAACGCTGAGTTTATAGGGTCGGTTTCATATGCAAACTCGCTTATTCTCACTCCGTTTGCATATTCAAGAAAATCAATGTTTTCCTGAACTGTTTTACCATTAGTTGTTCCAATTATCCCAGCACCTACGTTAGCTTCAAGTTCTTGTCTTAGCTGATCCGGATCATACTTCAGAACATTCGGGAAATAGAACTGCTGCGCACCGTACGCATCATAAACAGCCATAGAATGGCCTTGCACAGTTACGAATTTGGCAATCTGTCCGTTATATACCGGATATCCAGCAGCGTTAATGATTATTGGTTGCGAAACAGGAACGTGAGAACCGTCTTCGTTTTCCACATAAACCTGAATCTGGTTTTCAGGATTCACCGGGTCAGTGTCAATTTTACCGATATAAATTTTGCCATTGGCAACCGCTTTAAAAGAACGCGCCATAGTGAAGAGTTGCGAAGGCATGCTTACCACAACATTTGCGGTGATATCTGACATTTCATTGCTCCAGACGAATGATATGATGCAACCATGATGTGATTGCATACCGAAATGGTACTATTGAGTATTTATCCAGTAGGTTACGATGCCATTCCACCCAACTGGTGAGGCATCAAGGATGTACAGCAAATACGACGAGGCGCAGTTTCACTTGAGACTTCCGCATGAACTCCACGCGAAGATTAAACAGCGTGCGAAGATGAATAACAGGTCTCTGAACTCAGAGATAATTGCAGCGATTGAAGAATCATTGGCTAAACAAAGCTCTGCATCTGTTTACATTGACGATGCAGAGCGTATGGCAGAACAACAATCTGAGATGGTTAAGAAAATTGTCTTTGATACGCTTAAGACCATGTATAGCAATAATAAAAAGGAAACATAGGAATCTAGTTTCCGGATAAAATGGCATAGCCTTCATGATATCCTGTGAAAAACTAAGGAGAGTTAACCATATGAAAAAATCACTGTTAATTATCCCGCTTCTGCTGGTTGGATGCGCAAAAGTAAGTGACTATCAAGCAAGTTGCGAACAACGCTATCAAAAGCTTAGCGATATGGCTAATTGCCTTGATGCCAGTGTGAAGAACGACTCACGCATGGCATCAGCACCAACACCTAAGCTGTATGTCCTTGCTGCAAAGATGCTCGGGCAAGGTGTCGATGAAGGCAAGATAAGTGACGCACAGGCAAGACTTGAGCTTCAGAATCTTTATGTTCAATTACAAAGCCAAGAACAAGCCCAACAAATAGCACAAAGCCAAGCATTCCAGCAGGCTTTATTGAATTATCAGGCTGTAAACACAATGCAAGCGATCGAGCAAAAAGCGCGCCAGCCTGTTATAACTCAACCTTACCCAACACGCGTTGACACATATACAAACTGCAATTCAGGATTTGGAAACACGGTAACATGCAACAGTAGCAGTAACATCAGATAACAATCAGCAAAGGTATCGCCTATGCAGAGGGATACGATAAACCTCGCGTTCTACATATTTGGTTTTTGCACGTTCCTGGTGTTTGAAAGGCTATTCTGACAACGAATCAGACTTAGCACCCTGCGTCAGTGCATTAATCGCTTTTTGCGCTTGCTGCATGGCTTTCTCAAACGCTGTTGATCCGCGTGGGGTGTTTGCCATTCGGAGCATTGCATTTCTGAATGGCTCGCTCTCATAGGCGCGAGTAAGAAGTCCGTAGCTTACTGCTGCGCCAGTTGTCGCCGGGTTCATTGCCGTCCCATACCCAATAATGAACGGGATAGTTTGCTGCCCTGTGGGTGTTGTTACTGCCGCTTTTGCAGCCTGCTGCGTGGATTGCAGATAGTTTTTTAATCCTTTCAGATAAGCAGCGTCCTGCCCCTTAAATGTGATGCCAGTCTGGTTTTGCAGGATGTTAAGCTGCCGAAGGAACTGGTCAGGGGATCCGCCAGATTTCTCCATCGCCTTTCCAATGATGCCATTGCGCATTTGCGCCCTGCCAACACGACCAACTGAGTTATACAGCGTCTTAATTTCCGATTTGTTCTTGCTGAATAGCATGTTGTTGACAACTTCCGGCGTCAGGTCGCCTTTCATGAGAACATTCTTCAGCCTGGTATTCTTTAGTTTCGCCGCTTCGTCAGCGTAGACGGCATTGGCCTGCTGATATTTACGGAGAGTATCGTTGCCAAGATTCTGACCAATGGCACCATTGATATCGTCGGTCATTGCCTTGTAAACGCGCTGAATGGCAGCATCGGAACGGTTTGGTAACACTGGTCTCTCACCCTTCACGTCCATTCTGAACTGGCTGCGCAGATCGCTTAATTGCTTCAAATCCAGATTTACCGGACCATCAGGACCAGCATTGCGAACAAGCTCATCACGATATGACTGAAGTTTTGAAATAGTCTCGTTATCAGCGACCTTACCAAGCTTCTGCAGATTAGATATCTCGGTATCAATCTGCTGAATTGCTCGCGCAGGCAGGATATTGACTCCCGCCATTGCATTCTGAACCTGCTCAAGACGGTTCCCTGCAGCGCGACGAATTCCTGATGTTTTCGCTTTAAGGCTGTCAATAATAACCGCTGGATCATACTCACCGAATTTATCAGCAAATCTCTGCACCAACTGGCTTCTCGCTTCCTGTTGCGTTGCTCTCATTCCGCTTGTGCCAGCCAGAGGGATATTTTCTGCTGTAGTCTGCGCCATTTTTCCGACGCGGGAAGTGGGTTGTAACAGGTCTGTGGTGTGCAGAGGAACTCCTTCACGCTCTGCAAATCTGATAGCCTGCTGCGCTTCTGGCGCGATAGCACCACGAACGCCACGATAAGCAGCACCTAATCCACGTCCAGCGGCGTTAATAGCACCGCCAGCAAGTACACCAACGCCTAAATCGGTGGCGAGTGCTTCCGCATCATCTTTCGCACTATTTGCAGCAAGTGATCCAACTGCGTTTTCTGCTAGAAGGCGAGTTGCCCCCTGAGCAATTCGACCAGCAAGTGTTGGTGCCTGCGCTGCCGCTCTCTCAACGCCAGAAGGAGTGAGGTAAGGCAATGCTTCAGCAAATACCCTTCCCTCTGTCGTTTGTGGAGTCAGCGCGCCTTGCTGAAGGCCAAAGTCCTGCTCTAATCCCTGCGTTGTTACTCGTGGCGCTGGTTGATATGTACCATCGCCAATGCCGAGTTTACCGCCAGCCCAAGCCGCCGCGCTTGTTACAGCATCGGCAACTGATGCAGGTATGTTTGCCACGTTCACGCCAGCCTGCACCAGTCCGCGACCAGTCTCTTTTACTGCTTCGCCAAGATCAGACATAAATCCACTTTGCTGTGGTTGTTGCTGTGCAACTGGTTGCTGTGTCTCCACTTGCTGCACAGATGGCAATGGATAGGCAGCATAGAAAGCTTGCTTAGCCTGCTCTGCATTTTCTCCGGCTTGCGGGGCAACGACTTCATTGAAGTATTGCTCCTGAGCCTGCGCTTTTTGTTCTGGTGCTAACGCCTGATACTGTGGAGAGGCGATAACATCTTTCCATGCTTTAGCCATTAATCACCCCATAGTGAAGAAAAGTTACTGCTGGCTGCTGGCTGTGATACCTGTGCAGGTTGAGATTGCTGCCGCTGAGATTTACCAACATTAACGTTATATTGTTGGTTGTAATTGTTGGTGTATTCCTGAATCTCACGAATCGACTGCTGCATAGCCTCCGGGCTTGAATAGTCAACCTGCGGCATCCCCTGAAAATACATCTTCGCTTCTGCAACGGTGTTAATACCACTGGCACCCATGTCCCTTGCTGCCGCCACACCCTGATTCTGCATTCTGCCCTGAATACGTTGTGCTGAGTTATATAACTGGCGCTGCTCTTTTCCTGTTAATCGGCTGCGAACATCAGCACCAATTGCTGGATTACCTGCACCGCCTGTCATTCCTGTCATGAAATCGAGAGCAGAAGCGTCTGCATTTGCGATCGCGTCGATATCCTTCTTCATGGCATAGTTTTGTGCTGATGCAGACGATGTTGCAGGCGCAGCGATTGAACTGGCAGGGACGCGAACCATATTCCCCTCGTTGTCGATACCTTCGTAGAACGCATTAGCCCCAGCTCCGTGAAGCTTCCCGCCTACCGTTACAGTTCTGCCATCTGATAACTGAACTGTACGCTCATCATTCCCAGCGATTCCTCTTGTTGACGCTCGCTGCATTGCCAAATCCTGACCTCGTCGCGCAGTAGAAGCAGATAAGTCCTGACCGCGCATCGTGATGTTCTGGCCTCGTGCTGTTAGCGCCTCGCCAGCCTGATTGCTGCGGATTGTCTCTGCAAGTTTTCCGCGATCAATCTCACGCCCAACGATTCTGTCTTGCGCCTGAAAATATTGTTCTGGACCAAGTGCAGCCATTCCAAGGTGATCAACAAACTCTGTGAAACCTTGTGGATTTTGCTGATACATTTTCGCCACATCCAGAGGGTCTACTCCGGCACGAGTAAGCTCAGATGAGTTGTTCTGCAACCATGACATCATGGCTTCTGGAGATGAAGCTGCGAGCCTGGCACTTGCTGCCAGTGTACCGACAGTGGAACGCTGGTCTTCATCGACAAATTTCATGCCGTTTCTTACAGCGTCAAATTGCTCAGGATACTGTGATGCCAGCTTTCGCATTGCATCGCGGTCACCAGATGTATATGCATCAGCATAAGCCTGCTGAAACTCTTGCTGCCGCTTCTGCTGATCCATCTGCTTATACATATCCATGACAGATGAAATGCCCTGCAAAGCCTGCAAGCCAACGTTATTACGTCCTGAACGCTCCATCTCATTATTCTGTCGAATGTATGCAAGCGTGGCGTCTGCATCACTTGCTCTTGGAGCGTTGGAGTTCATGCCGCCTAACCCGGCAAGAAGCGCGCCTGAATTACCAGCCTGTTGCCATGTAGCCAAGAGACACCTCCATTAAAAAAGTGAACCAAGAAGACCGACGCCAGCACCAATTGCTGTACCCCAACCAGGCATGATTGCAGTACCTGCAGCTGCACCTGCCGCCGCTCCACCCAAGGCACTCTGAAATCCTGATGGTTTATTCGCATTAGCCGCAGATGCTGCCGCCTGCTGTTGATACAATTGGCTGACATTGTTAGCGTAGTTCTGTCCGGCGTTTGCCTGACCTGTAAGAGCACCAAGGCCGATATTTGCCAGATTGTTGTAGTTGTTCATCTGACCTGACAGCCAGTTTTGACCGAGTGTAGGTGCGATTGCTGCTAACTGGTTTCCTGTTGCTGTAGAGCCTAATCCACCCGTTGCCTCTGCTGCCGCCAGACTCTGGTAACGAGCCTGCCCTGCAAGGTCTTTGTACTGCTGGGAGTTGTAATACTGGTTAAGTGCCTGCCCTTGCCCCTGAAGTGAGGAAAGATTCTGCAACTGTGATACATACTGCTGAGCGAGTGGCGTAAACGGTGCAAGGTTTTGCATGTTCGTTTGCCACATTTCACGCTGCAATTCGATACCTTTTTCAGTTGCGCGTGCCTGGGCTTTTGAACCGCCATCACTGCCACCTTTGCAGTAAACAACTTTGCTGAGGTGCTTATTGGCAATCTGGAAAATTAACATTCTTTAGCTCCTCGTATTTTGAGCGCGGTAACTGATAAATCGTGATGCCTACAGGATTTCCATTGCTGGTATAAGCATCATCAAGGTGACCAACACGGGTAGCGCCAAGCAAACGGATAATTGCCCGTCCGTATTTCGTGGTGTCAGGAACCATAGTGATGCTGTTAAGGAATGGTGAGTTTTCGAGAAGCCATTTGCAGAATAATCGATGCCCTTGCAGTGCATATTCACCACGGAATCCGGGGTCGTACACCGCATGGCATTCAACAACGCTATGCCAGAAGTTACGCACTTCATGAACGCCAGCCAGCACTAATCCTTCGTAGATGCCGAGGTATACCGCATCAGGCTTGATGTAGTATTTATCTCCACTGTCTACGATATTTCCCGTGTTTGCCGGGTTGTTGAGGAATTCTGCAAGCTTCACCGGATTATCGATGAGCTTTATTTCCATCACTGCTCCGCAATGATTTTGATGGTTGTGGCAGTAAACGCCGCACCATTAGACTGAATGGTTAACGTGCTGCCATTTGTGGCAAGAAAGCCGTCTTTATCCACGCTGAAGAACGTAGCTAACAGGATGTTGTCGGTTGTTGTCGCCGCATTACGACTGCTGACCAGCGTATCAGGAACAGAGCCGGAGAATGTTAGCTGCATTGACCTGTTGGCGGTTCCGCTGGGCCACGTCCCGACGATCGACAGCTTGAAGAACAAGGTTTTGTTCTCGTTGAACACAACCATCTTGTTGTTAACAGTGTCGAAGAATGGTGCCAACGTGCCGGATGACGGCGTGAGCGTTTTCAGCAGGCTAACAAGGTTGGTCGGCGCTGTCGGGATTGTTACTGATACGCCAGAGTAAACAACCTCTGACTTTTTGCGAGTAGTGGCATACTCCAGAGCATCAATGCGCGCTTCATGGTCTGAAAGCGTGTTTTGAATGGCGACAACTTCATCAGTCAGATAATCAATATCGTTTTCTGCTGTCGTTAATCGCGAATCAAGGCCGACTATCGCCGCTTCTGCGTTAGTGATCCTTGTTTCGTGGTCCTGTATCTTCGCTTCAGCCGATGCCAGTCGAATTTCGTGATCGACCAGAATCACATCCTGCTCATCGTTCCTGGCTTGTGCGTCATAAGCGCCCTGCCCGGCCTCGTTGGCCTTGTTCGCCACGTTACCAACATCAGTACCCTGTGCGATAACGTACAGCAGATATGACTGCGAGAAGATATTGCGTGGAAGGACTGATGTGTCGAGCCGCGTAGCTTGGATGATTACCGGCACATTGAGATTCGAATCAGCCATTACTCGATCCTTATCTGGCAGCCTGACAGAGTGACAGGTGACTTAGTGATAACACGCAATTTGAAGCCGACATTTTTCCTGATGCGCCCAACTCGCTTCCACAAAACGCGTTTGTCGTAAACGAACGGTTCATTCTGCTCAATCATCTGCTCACGACCGTAATTTATGCCGTCAGTGGTTGCAGAGAGAAAAAGGCGGTCGGCGTACTGAGCAACGCCAGTTGAAGATTCAACTTCAAGGTCGAAAACTCTGGCGTTATCCGCTTTGAACAGAGGAGTAAACAGCAGATGTTCCTGTTGCTTGTCGTACTGGCTGCTGATATCGAATTGCAATTTCCCGGTCACGGACTCCATCTTATCGCCGCACGTTATCTGATTGCCTTCGTAAATGAAGTCGATAGCGCGGTACACATCGTCATACAGGCCTGTTTTCAGTACACACCATTGCGGACCATTGGCGCTTGAAGATGCGTCGTACACGAGAACATGGCGCGGAAGGTGGATAATCAGCAACTCATGAGCATCAAATCGCAGCGATTCCATCACACCATCAGCCAGTTCATCAGCAGTGTAGGAGCGGAGGATTTTCTCAATGCTCGCGCTGGCGATTGGTGACACCTGACCGGAGCCGATGATGTATACAGACGGCGCACCCGTTGCCGGATTGCTGATGAACGCATACGAATCAGCAAACGGCGTTTTGCAGTAGGTTCCGGCGATTCCTTTTTGCACCATCAACGATGGCTGTGCGACATACAAAGCGGCACCAACAGTGGTTGCGCCCGTCAGGGAGAAATATTCAATCGTCGATGAACCAAAGCAGACGATGAAGTCTCGCCATGTTCCGATGCCGATGATGCCGTCAGGCTGAGACTCTGCACGATATTGTGCGCTGTATCGGTCAGGGTGCGATTCGTCTTCAAGGTCAGTGATAAACCATGAATCCGTGCCGTCTTTTGACCACGCATAACGCCCACGTAAGCGTGTAATGTCGCGGACTGAACCTAACTCATACTGAGTGAATCCGCTGTCTGCAGGCCAGTTTGAGACGGTTTTAACCGTGCCATCATAGCGGTATTCTACCAGTTGACCATTAACGCCTACCGCCTGTGATGTCCGCCCATGCGCCATTGATACGCGACCACTTCCGGCAACATCACCGACTTCACTTTCGCCTTTGTACAGCTTGCCACCACACACACGATAAACAGCATTCTGCGCCATGTTGTACTCGACTCCGCGCGATACACCGTTCACATCAGAACGTTTGGCAATGCCCGGGAATGAGCGAAGATATCCGCTGCTGTTCAGGATTTCTTTGGGTGTAGCCAACATATTCGCTGGCAGATAGTCGATATAGTCGGCGTTTCGGAAATCTTTGCCGACACCTTTCATAAGCGGAAGTTGCTGAATAGGCATTTATTCACCTATGCGTTTGGGATATCGCCATCAATCAGAGGGAGATCGCCTGGATAATATCGGTCAGATGTGAACACGTCATATTTATTACCCTGCCCTACAGGAAAATCTCCACGTCGTCGCATTGAAGGAACAACCAGAGTGTCGGTCATCAAGGCATCATATGAGCGTTGGGCGTTACTGAGAACTTGCGGAGTTGGTTCAAGGCTGTAATCAGATAGCATTCTCAGCAATAACTGATAGCCTACTGCGTGTTTGTATTTTCTTGGAAGACCTGACTCATCATCTGGTAATGGCTGCTCATCTCCAGTTGCGAAAGCGTAACCAATGTCGCCGGGGTTAATCATCCACTCGGACATCATATCTTCCAGATCATTTACACCATCTTCAATTGATTGCGGCTCAACATCAGTAAGCGATGCATTAGAAGCAATAGCAAACTTACGAAGCGCAAAAAGGACGATCTCACCCTTTGTCAGTACTGTTGCCATTGTCAGCCGCCTTACGACCTCGCTTACTGGTCGGTTTCAATTCATCAACTGAGGCAACAAAGCCCAACCTTTCGAAAAACTGGAAGTCTTTTTCTGCGATAACGGCCTGTACATGCCCGGATTCGTTATCTGCGGCAAGGAATACACTCATCCGATCCATATTGTTTCCTTAAAACATAAAAGGGGCGTAAGCCCCTTGTTATTACGGATTACCGAAGAACTGACCGCCCATGTGAGGGTTAAAGCACACATATGCAGGCAGTAAGTCGAAGCGCATTTTTTGCACGTTGGCATCGCCATCTGCGTATTTATGTACGCGGATGGAGAAACCTTCATATGTTGCAACAGCAGAATCAATACTGTGCAGTTTCGGCAGTGGGATAGAGCCAAGTCCACAGAAGAACTTGTTATAGAACAGGTTTGGCTTCATTGTCTGGCTAGCAGTGCCTACTACAGATACGGCATCGCCTGCCTCTACCTGACGACTTACAGAGTTGTACTGCGGGTTTGTAGTGTCATAAATCGGAACACCAGAAAGCGTAACCGTCACATCGCCACTGCTGTCTGAATTAGCATCAGCAGTAACCGTTGCAGTGAAGCTAATTGGTGTGGCTCCGTTATACAACGCCTGTTTGGTCTGCTGTTGCAGCCAGTAGGTATTGGTGAATTTGACCTGATCACCAGCTTTCAGAAAACCTGTAACGCTGGCTGTCGCTCCGGTCAATGTTACAGTGAACTGGTATGAGTCTTTAACTGCGTTATAGGTAACAGTTGGCTGTGTTTTGACTGTCAGTGTTCCGCCAAATGCCCCCTGCGTACGAGAGGCAAGCCCATTAGACATCAGTGCGCGAATGCCGCCAAAATTGGTTGGGATCTGTGCGTTCTCCCATGCAGTACGAACCAATTGATCTGAAGCATGCAAACCAGTCTGCGCATCAGCAAGTCGCTGTGCAGACCATGGATCCATTACAGCATAGTTTTCACCTTCATTAACGCCGAGGTCTTTCAGGAAAGATGCCGTCTGCGCAACATCAGACCATTTGGTGATTGGAGTATTGGGGCTACCAAGTGACAACGCACCGTTATTCATCATGAAGTGAGCAAGCTCTGTTTCAAGGTCGGTAACGATTCGCTGGCGAACCGGCGCGAGAATTTCTTCCAGCTGGTTAAGCTTGATCGCTTCCTCCAGTTGCTGATATTCAACAGCAACAGTGATGTAGTTACCTACACGCCCCGTAGCTTTACCTGAGATCAGGTTGTTTTTATTTTGCCCTGAAATATCACCAGTGGGAGTACGGAGGGATGAGAATTGATGCGGACGTTTAAAGCTAACGCTATCGCCAGTGCTGGAGTTGATTTCACCTGCCAGCAACTGACGGTCTACGGTTTTCGCCAGAACTAAATCTGACATAAAACCCGGAAGGAATTTTTTCAGAACGATTTGACTGACGTTACTGTCGAGATTGTTAGGCATTTATCTTTTCCTTATTCGATTTTTGCGCCGGGGCATAATTTGTTGAATTCGTCTTGTTTCGCATCAGCACCGCCACCACGTACTTCCGGCTCTGGCTTGATGGCTTTCTTTGGTTTTGGAGCAAGGCTTACCTGTTTGCTAATCTGCCCCAAGAGGAATGCTGCGCGAATTGGATCTGTCTCAGCGGCTACACGCTGGCGTAATTGCTGGCTCTTACCTAAGCCATAGGCGAGTAGTTCAGAGCCTTCGTCTGCACAGTGAATGATGATTTCCTGCTGAATTGGTGGTAGCTCACTAAGAACAATGGCTTCCATTTCCTGATAATCTTTCACAGGAAGTTTGGCTGCCCGTTGTTTATGCGCTTCTACCCTTTGCTGGAAACGCTGCTGGTATTCCTGTTGCTGACGTAGTTTTTGTTGCTGCTGCTGTTCGACACGGCCTTTTTTCTCATGCCAATCAGTCAATGCCTGTTCAAACGCCTGTTCGTCATAATCACACGACTCAAGAGTCGGTTTTGGTGGAATAGCGTCTGGTTGTGGTTGCTGATGTTCCGCTGGCTTGGCTAATGCTTCCTCAAGCTGGCGGCGCAACTCACGGTTTTCTTTCTGTGTTTCTTTGAAGCCTTTGCGAAGATCTTTCACCCATTGCGGTGCAGGTTGCCCGTCAATGTGATCATCATCGTCAGCGTTAAGCTGAATTTCTTCATCACCAATACGCAAGGCGTAATCTTCTGGTGTCTCTTCGGTTTTTTCAGGCTCAGTTGCCACCTCTTTACCGTTGTCATCCTGGCTTTCATTCTCAGGCTGTGACTCTGTTTGGATGATGGTTTCTTCTGCATTTTCCTGTGTTTCAGACAGGTCAATAACCTGACCGTCGATGATCAGTTCGTTTTCCATTGATTACTCCTGGTTAACTCGGCATTAAGTCTGCCGGTGACTGTGGTGGTGACTGGAATTGCTGTTGTTGTGACTCGGCGACATCTTTCAGAAGGCGTATTGCCTCCATCACTGCTTTGTCATCGATGTTTCTGGCTTGAGCCAGTTTATAGACAGTGTTTGCCTGACTCTCCATCGCATCCTGCTGGGCAGTAAATGCTTTGATTTGAGTTTGAGCAGTTTCGTTAGTTGCTTTTTGCGCTTCTGCCTGCGCTGCTACCATTTGCGCCTGAGCGAGAACCATTTCAGGATTTGGCTGGCTTTGTGCTGCCATTTGCGCCTGTTGAACAATCTGCTTCTCTTTCTCATTGCGTGGTTTTGCAATACCAGATATCAGCAGTTGGTTTCGGTTGTACTCTTTGAAGTCATCAAGGCCTTCGCCATCGATATTGTCCAGAATAATACCCTGAATTGCCGGGCGCATTGGGTCTGTTGGAAGCATAGAGCTAAGGACATTTGTCAGTACAGAAACCGTTGCATCACGTCGTGCTGTGTAGCTTGGTCCAACATCAACCGTCACATCGTATCGACCGACAGAAAGGTCATTTAACGCAACAACAGCCCCTGTTTGCCTGTCAACAACCTGTGCGCTCAGGACAGCGATATCATCACTTCCATCTTCGTTAACGATGCGCACTTCACGCTCTGAACCGTACACTTCACGCGCCATTGACAGCCATACTTCACCAGCGCGTTTAAGACTTTTCGCCATATTGTCCAGATAGATAAACGAAGCCATATCTGCTCTGTTCATCAAGTTGTTAACCGTTTCCTGAGCAATATTACTTGGCATCTGCTGCATGGCCTGACTGCCGCCTGTAACCTCCTGAATATCAGCACTGGTTTGCTGTAGTAATGCAGCCAATGCCTGATTCATAACCGCAGGCTGTGTATATCCTGCCGGGGTAGCTCCAGCGATAATGTTGCCAGATTTATCTCTCACTTCGCGCAACGGCAAGAACGCTGGGCGTTTCTTGTTACGAGCCTCCCAGTGCTTCTCAAGTCCACGAATTTGCTCCATGCCAACTATAGGGATCTGACCGGGGTCTTGCGCTGCAGTATCAGCCAGCATTGATACCTGAAGGTTATACAAACGCTGTGGATCCATTGCTTTTGCAATATGTCCTTCGACACGCTCAATGTCATCAATGAACCAGCGTTTTCCATAAACCGGGATGAGGGGGATATGCTCACCAGGAATACGTCGAGGTTTCTCAAGGAAACCATCACCATCCACTACGGATACATACACACGACGGCGCTTCACTGAGCGCCTTGCCACTTCCTGAAATCCAGTTATTTCCAGTTCATCTTCAATATCTTCAACCTGATCACTGTCGTATGTTGCAATCTCTCCAGTGATTGGATGTCGATAACTGATGACGTCAACAGACTCTTTACGAACTTCGTAATACTTCGCTATGTAAATAACATCTGCATCAAACCAGTCATATTCCCAACTAGTCATAGACGTTACATCCAGAGAAGCAGGAGGTTTCTTTCCGTATTCAGCCTCATATTTTTCAGGTGACAACGAATACATGCAGAACGCCCACAACGCGTCAGATTTGTCGTACTTCTTAGCGTCAGGGTCAAACCACACAGAGCGCGACGGGTCGTATATTGGTTCAATAGCAATACGCTGACGATCGTCCATGGGGTCGTATTCATTGACCAGCATCGACGTCAAACGGAAGCAACCGAAACCACCAGTAGCAGCGTCGTCAAATGCATTATCGCAAGCCTCACCGCCATCAGTTTCTTCGTAGTCAGCACGGAACAGACCATTTAATTTATTGGCTAACTCTTCGCTTGCCTCTCTGTCACCAGGACGAAACTTAACAGTGATTCTGTTATTGCGGTATTCTGCAATGATGCGGTTAAGTTCAGTTGCTACCTTATTGATTTCAAACTTAGGATACTTCTCGAACTGCTCATCAAGCTTAGTTCCAGCCGCCGTTGCTCCTTCCCATTGACCTCCGGGGACACGAGCAAACCTAGTAGCTTCAATGCACTTTTCGCGCACTTCCTGCTGTGGAGAATAGGCGCGGTCAAACCTGAGCATGATCCGCTCATGTTTTTTCTCTAATGTCTCTGCCATGTTTACCAACCGGAGGATGAGGGAACGTATATTTCAGTTTCTTCGCGGACCAATGCCGGGCAATGCATACACATCATCAGCGCATCAGCCAGGTTAGGAGATGGAATACCGAGCTTCTGCTTCATTTCGACCTTAGTCATAAGCTCCAGCTTCCCGTTGTTATTGAATTTGCGCTGAATCTGCGTCAGTTCTGCAAACAGCTTCTCCAGCATCTTCTCGCCTATCGCTTCTTTATCGAAGCTCAGCATGTCGTCGGGGTCTGCATACTCACCGTGGACAACCGCCCGATATGTCAGATACAGCCTGTCAGCCAGCGCGTAATAGAATTGTGCTCGCTTATTGCGGAACACATCGCCAATAGTGCGAACGTTGTCGCCCTGTACGACTTCATCAGCCCATGCTCCGGCCTGATACGGAGCATCTTCATCGAATGGCGATTCGCTGCCCTTGAACATCGTGGCGGTGATTTTCTTGCCGGAGAACGCTTCAGTTGTCTGTCTGCGTAGCCCGGCACCAACACCATCACCATCCCACAGGTAATGGTCAGCGCCGTCTTCAATCGCCAGCGAAGTAGCCCAGTCAGCACCCTCGTTGATGTCCATCAGCAGGCCTTCGGCAATGCGCTTAACAACCGAACCGTGACGCGATGCATAACCTTTAGCATCTGGCCCTGTATCTGATGGGTCATGCGCAGAGACAACAGCGCCTTTCGCTTTCCATCCGAGTTTCTTGTGCGCATCGGTTGCGGCTTCAAGCCATTCACGTTTGATGATTGCCATATCACTTGCGCTTACTGGCTCACCAAGCCAGATGTGACGATACAGTGTCGGGTTTCTGCGTTTACACTCTTCCATCTCCAGACGGAGAACTTCAGGAAAATGCGGGTTGTCGGTGTAGTTCACCGTCAGCAGGCAAATATCATCGGGAGGATTTACGACGAATCGCTGATAGGTATCGTCGAGGATGTTCTTAGGGTTAAAGCTCACCCATATTTCGGAAAACGGCTTGCGGATGGTTGGTATCAGGATATCCCATGATTCCTTCGTTACCGCCTCCGCTTCTTCCACCCAGCAGATATCAATACCTTCTAGCGATTTAATCTTCGTCGGGTTGTTTTTGATGCCGTAGAACATGAACTCAGCATTCGTTCCGAGATGACGAATCATGGAACGCTGAATTTCAAACTCAGCCGAATACCCTTCACGCTCGATGGTATCTTCAAGCAACCGGATTACCGAATCGCTGATACTGTTTTGCAGTTCACGAGCGCAAAGAATACGCACAGGCTGCCGACGTGCCGCCTCAACAAGCAGCCTCGCAATTGCCCATGATTTACCGCTACCTCGACCGCCTTTGGCGACTTTGTAGCGATGCGCCTCAATGAACGGTTCAAAGATAGGATTAATCGAGGTCATTTTCCGAATAGAGTGCTCATCGGTGATGTTTCAATCTGGATTGCGCCGCCGTCTTTGCCGGTTAGCTCGTGAGAAGCTTGTTCTTTAAACGCCTGAACGGAAACATGCTTACCAAGAAGTTCGAGATTTTTGACCTTATCAGGCCATTTGATTTTCTTCAGAAGTGCGGTGCTATCTGCAGATACCATCTCCACGACATCCATTCCTGATAGCGTTGTGCGCCATACCTTAGGCCAGTCTTTAATTGGTTTTAGCTCACCGTTTTGCAGGAGAATGTCGAGCACATCCATCTGATCGATTTCAATAAGGCGATTAAGCACATATTCTGCATTAATACCAACAAGATCATTGCGTTGCGCTTTCAGTTCGGCGATTCTGAATTGGATGTCAGGTTTTGACATGTTTTCGGATGCGGTACGGTTAGCTGTCTTTGCGCTGTACCCCGCCCGAATAGCCGCTTGCGTGGCATTTAAATCGATGAGGTACTCGCGACAGAACATTTCTTGTTTGTCGGTGAGTGCCATTTTTTACTTCCCATAAGGAGATTGTTATGAACGATGACTTTAAAACAGGTGACATTGTTAAACTGAAATCAGGCGGACCTGACATGACTATCAGGTCATTTTCATCTACCCACGGTAACTCTTTTCTTTGTCAATGGTTTGCTGGCAAGAAGCTTGAGCAAGGATATTTCAAACCGGAATCTCTTGAGCGCGTTACCCCAAAGCCATAGTCCCAAACACACCAACCTTAACTCTTGATGATATTTCATCATGGATGATGTCCGTTTTATCAACAGATGGTTGCCTTTATCAGCAGGATGTTGTGGATTATCTCGTTAAACAACATAACGAGCAGCACCTCAAAGAAAATGCGGATGGCAACCAAGCGCTATCAACAAAAGTGATTAATAAATTCAGGGTTGATAGCGGTGAAAGTGTTGTTTGGGTTAAGCCAGATAAGTACTGGCGTTTCCGTGTGCCTGAAGACGAAAACGGTCGTGAAGCTCGCGGTTAAACTAATCAACGATAAAAGGCAGCATGTTGAGTGCTGCCATATTCATCTCACTTATTTGTTATTTCAGGTTGAGCATCATGCTCCGGTAGTGAACAGGTCTAACGCTTCCTTCGATTTACGCACCGCTTCGATAGTGCGGGTCGTGATATCTGAATTAGCGCCGCCTGACTGGAAGTGAATTTTGAATAGCTCAAGCTTCAGCTCGTCAGTGCCAATGAATTGAAATGCTTCTTCTGCGGCTGCGTTCTGGTTCATGACCAGTTTGTAAATCTCTAACTGGAATTTCTGTTCTTCAGTCATGGGAATAATCTCTGCCATTGTTGGCTCCATTTATCCGTTAAAAGGGATATCAGTTAAGTTATCCCGTGTAGGGTATAAGCCATTATCAAAGCCACTCTGTAGGGAGTGGCTTTTGTAATAACTACTGTTCGCTTAGCTTCTGCTTCAGCAAGTAACCTTCGAGCATCCAGATTTTGTTTACAGCATTTTGCCGGGCAATCTTCCGACCAATTTCTGCATCAAAGTTTTCCGGGCTTGCACAGGCACTCTCTCCGGTGACGGTGAAGCCATTCTTCAGCACCAGTACGCAGAAAGTGAGCAACTTCAATGGTGATAAATCACGATCGCCTTCTTCTGGTTTTTCCCTGCCACAATATTCGTTGCTGGAAATGGCACCATTACGTCCATCATAAGCAGTAAAGTAATGCTCGCTTTTAATCACGTCTTCGATGTGCTGCGGAGTGATTCTCGGAGCGGTTTTGCCTTTCTCAACGATTTCTTTTTCGATTTGCTGGTCGTTCATAATTATGACCCTGTGGAGTGGTTGCTTGATTAGGATGTCTTTCCATCAGTCCGCCACCACAAAGAATCTTTTTTTGCCATAAGGCAGGAGGTTCATCTTTCAGTGGCTGCCAGTGTTATTTCCCCACTTACTGGCTTGGGTTGTTTCGCTGTACTGCCGTAACTGGTTACCCAGAATAGATTCCGGTTTCATTATCAAGCCCACCAGTAGATAGGCTTTGTAATGAACTGGCTCTTATCTCAACGCAGCCCCTTACCGCGCGCCAGATGCTCAATATCAAGCATCAGCAATGAGATGTTTAATCTGGATTCACCCCAGAAGTGATCACCACCCTGTCTACAGAGCCAGATGTGAAGGATGATGAGTAAAATTATCGCTATCATCGAAGGCATTGCGTCCTGATGTATTCCTGAAGCGTTCTCAGTGCTGTTTGGTCGCGGATAATTCCGTCCCGGACACCGAGAACGTTTCGTCCAGCAACTGGAGAGAGTTCGACGGTGGCATCATTGCCCATGCCGGAGGCGCTGGAGGTTTCGGCTGAGGATGGCACAGGGCATTTTCCTTTGACGAGCACCCTGCCACCATTATCAAGCTTGCGCCGAAGAGCATCATTTTTAGCTTTCGCATCAGCTAACTCCTTCGTGTATTTAGCATCGAGTGCATCAGCAGAACGCTGGCGCTGCTGCATGTCAGTAATGGTGGCGGTCGCCTGCTTCAGCTCACTGACTTTTTTATCGCGCTGTTCTTTGTAGGCGATTGCATTATCACGGTAATGATTAACAGCCCATGACAGGCAAACGATGATGCAGATAACCAGAGCGGAGATAATCGCGGTTACTCTGCTCATACCTCAATCTCTCTGACCGTTCCGCCTGCTTCTTTGAATTTTGCAATCAGGCTGTCAGCCTTATGCTCGAACTGACCATAACCAGCGCCCGGCAGTGAAGCCCAGATATTGCTGCAACGGTCGATTGCCTGACGGATATCACCGCGATCAATCATCGGCAAAGCGCCACGCTCCTTAATCTGCTGCAATGCCACAGCGTCCTGGCTTTTGGGAGAGAAGTCTTTCAGGCCAAGTTGCTTGCGGTAGGCATCCCACCAACGTGAAAGAAGCTGGTAACGTCCGGCTGCTGTTGATTTGAGTTTGGGGTTTAGCGTGACAAGTTTGCGAGGGTGATCGGAGTAATCAGTAAATAGCTCTCCGCCAACAATGACGTCATAACCATGATTTCTGGTTTTCTGACGTCCGTTATCTGTCCCCTCTGACCACGCCAGCATATCGAGGAACGCCTTACGTTGATTATTGATTTCCACCATCTTCTACTCCGGCTTTTTTAGCAGCGAAGCGTTTGATAAGCGAACCAATCGAGTCAGTACCGATGTAGCCGATGAACACGCTCGTTATATAAGCGAGATTGCTACTTAGTCCGGCGAAGTCGAGAAGGTCACGAATGAACCAGGCGATAATGGCGCACATCGTTGCGTCGATTACTGTTTTTGTAAACGCACCGCCATTATATCTGCCGCGAAGGTACGCCATTGCAAACGCAAGGATTGCCCCGATGCCTTGTTCCTTTGCCGCGAGAATGGCGGCTAACAGGTCATGTTTTTCTGGCATCTTCATGTCTTACCCCCAATAAGGGGATTTGCTCTATTTAATTAGGAATAAGGTCGATTACTGATAGAACAAATCCAGGCTACTGTGTTTAGTAATCAGATTTGTTCGTGACCGATATGCACGGGCAAAACGGCAGGAGGTTGTTAGCGCAGCCTCTTGCCACCCGCTTTCACGAAGCCAGCCATTGCGCTGGTTTTCTTTTATGCAAAGCACACCGCACCGTAGCCACAGCGGATAAGGTGATTATTTTTGTCTGTCTGGTATTTGGTTTGATGTGCTTTCAGAAAGGCCGTGCTTAAAACGCAAAAAGCCCCGAGCTATTAACTCAGGGCTTTATTTAACGAGTGCATTTATCCATCGTTGGGTCAAATTTACCCAACTTTATTCAAAAAGTCAATATTATGCCGTTAATATGTTGCCATCCGTGGCAATCATGCTGCTAACGTGTGACCGCATTCAAAATGTTGTCTGTGATTGACTCTTCCTTGTGACATTGCACCACCAGAGCGTCATACAGCGGCTTAACAGTGCGTGACCAGGTGGGTTGAGTAAGGTTTGGGATTAGCATCGTTACAGCGCGATATGCGGCGCTTGCTGGCATTCTTGAATAGCCGACACCTTTGCATCTTCCGCACTCTTTCTCAACAACTCTCCCCCACTGCTCCGTTTTGGCTATATCAACCGCACGGCCTGTACCGTGGCAATCTCTGCATCTTGCACCCGGCGTCGCGGCACTACGGCAATAATCCGCATAAGCGAATGTTGCGAGCACTTGCAGTACCTTTGCCTTAGTATTTCCTTCAAGCTTTGCCACACCACGGTATTTCCCCGATACCTTGTGTGCAAATTGCATCAGATAGTTGATAGCCTTTTGTTTGTCGTTCTGGCTGAGTTCGTGCTTACCACAGAATGCAGCCATTCCGAATCCGGCTTGTGATTGCGCCATCCCCATAGCAGCCATCACATCAGTACCGGAAAGAGAGTCAGAAGCCGTAGCCCGTGGTGAGTCGCTCATCATCGGGCTTTTTGGCGAATGAAATTTAGCTACACTTTCGAGTCTCATGGTCTACCCCTCTTGCCCTGTTTGACCATCAGGACGCCGTTAACTATTACGTGACGCTCACCTTTGCTGTCTCGGTTGTACTTGAGCACTGTTCCTCTTGCACAGGAAAGCATCCTCGCCACTTCGGTCTGATTGCCTCGTGTCTGGATAAGAAGCTCTGGTATCGTTTGAATTGTGGCGTTCATACGTTCTCCAGTTCGGTGATTTTTATTCCAAGCCTTCCGCCTGGTACTTTCACGCCACGAATTACGCGAATGTCATCGAATTGCTCGTCATCTTCCGCAAATCCGGCGTGGATAAGGGAGTCGAGTAAACCCTTCAGGATGTTGTCGAGGTCGCGGCGGCGGAAGTCTGGAACGTCTGCGATGACTTTGATGCGGAGTCGTGATTTGGTGAAAATGTCTAACTTGAGTTGGCGGATGATTTGCTGAACGTCTTTTCGGTATTTCTGGCCTTTATCGCTTATGTAATATTGGCTTCCCCGTCTTCGCCAGTAGGTATTCACCGACGGCGGGTAAGGAAGCACAAACTGATATTCGTTCATGGCTTAATCTTCCCCTCCTTCAGCAGTATCGCCTGCGTCCTGATCACGCCTTCGAGGTGGTAAAGTCTGGCGTCTTTGTTGTCGAGAATCATTGTGCGTCGGTCGATCTCCGCGTGGCAGTCACTACAAGCCCATGCGCCGATCAGGTCGTCAGGCTTCATTCCCGTTCCGCAAATTCCAGCCATCCGGTAATGTGCCAGAACTGTAGTTTCAGGATTACCATTGCATACGCCGTAAATACGTACCTGGCATTCTCTGTTGCGCGCTTCTTTGCGTAGGTTAGCCATTAAGCAGCCTCCCCTGTTACTTTCAGCATTCCGTTATCGAGCAGCTTTCTGGTCAGCCACTGTTGGCCACGCCCGGTGATTTTTGTGGTGAACGATATCTGTATTCCGTGATTTGTATTGACCGCTGTTTCTTTCACTGTGAAATAGCCGCGATCCATATATTCCTGCATTGGCACATTGCGCCGGGAACCTGAAGCAATAAGGATTTTGTGATCGCGCATCCACGCAAACAGTTTGTTTGGACCAATTCCAACAACCTTTGCAAAGTTTCCAATCAAAATTCCGCTGGCCTCGCCAACGCGATCGGCAAACTCAACTTTAGGTGCGGCAATTGCGAGCTGGTTTTCCAGTTGCATTTTCTTCTCGGCAAGATCAGCAGCAAGGCGCAACGCTTCCGGTAGCGTTTTGGGGATATTAACCGCAGCTTCTTCAAGCTCTCGCCAGCGGTCAACAAGGCGAGCGGTGAATTCCGGCGACAACTGGGCAACAACAACAATACTATCTCGCTTACCTTGTTCACCTTCGAAGACGTAATGCTCGTACTGAACATTGAACCCTAAGTTATTGATTCTTTCGGAAACCTCAATTTGAGGAAGCCGGATAACACCATTTTTAGCCAGCGTTTCGATGGTACGTTTCACATTGTCATGACGCTTACCCACCAACTCAGCGATTTCAATGCTTGTCATTTTGATGGCATTGCCATTTATTAACTCATTCATCGTCTTCTTCCTCGTACATTGAGCTATTCGGATCGCTCATCAGTTCTGCGCAGCAATCTGAGCACACGTGAACTTCCAGCACATGCAGCTTCTGACCGCAGTTAGCGCACGTTAAAGCCCGCTCGACGCTTTCTTTCTGGTATTGAATGGATTGGGATGGGCTAAGCATGGCTTTCACCATTAAAAAGTCGCTTGTAAGCATCAATGTCTCGTTTTGCTTCACCGAGCTTTCGTCTTAATTCCATGTTTTCTGATTCAAGCTTTTCCATGTCTTGCTGGTATCGATCGCGGTGTTCTTTCCATGCTTTTCGATACGCCTTCATGTATGTCGTATTGGCCTTTCTCTTTGCCTGACGAACTGCATGGTGGTTTTTCACAAACCAGTCAGGGTCGTTAAATGCTGCTCTGGCGCATGTATACCAATAATTTGTTGCCTCCCTGTTTAGCCAATAAATACTGATAAATGGCAACCGGATAGACACCATTTTTCGTTGTGACTCTTTCTCGCCAAACATGTGGCCTTTTTTGATGCTAAGGCCAAATCCAGGTTGAATTAAAAGCATTGTCATTTCCTCGCACGATGTCTTAGCCACCGGATATCCCACAGGTGAGCCGTGTAGTTGAAGGTTTTTACGTCAGATTCTTTTGGGATTGGCTTGCGTTTATTTCTGGAGCGTTTCGTTGGAAGGTATTTGCAGTTTTCGCAGATGATGTCGGTGATACTTCGTCGCTGTCGTCTCATTCGTACCTCCTGTCGGTAAATCTGACACCCTGACCAATAGCCCAGGCTGTTGTGTACTCGATAAGACTTGTCATACGCTTCACACTCATCTGCGCGCTGCTTTCGCGAATGTTGACGTATTCGCCTTCAAGCCCGGGCAAAACATCAGCTTCCTGCTTTGTTGCCACTGCATGACCGCTGATCAACAAAACCTTCCATTGTTCTGGTTTTAACCATTTGCCGCACCATTGAACCTGACGTGCGATATCCGCCAGCATCGCGTGAAATTTTGCGTTCTGGTCAAGGTTGCGCTTGTAGTCAATAATGCGGATGGTGACTGGCTTGTCTTTATCGAGTGGTGTTGCGAGGATGGCGTTGATTGCAGCTTGCTGTTGTTGCTTACTTCGGAGGAAGATTGTCTGCTTCATCGTTACTCCTTTACTTTGACTCCAGCAGCGCGGATGTTTTCCTCATAAGCATCCATTCCATCACCGAAGCCATTGGAATAATCAACAGTAAACCCTTTGGCTAATGCTTCTCTGCTGTCGATAAACTTTGGCGCGGTTATTTCAATATCTGCTCGCGATGCCTGCCATAAAGTCCACCACTCATTTAAGGAGTGACGAATATCCATGCTTGAAAATGCGAAGTACCTATCACCATTTCTTGCCTCGGTTATCATCTCGAATGGTAATCTCAATTTTTTGGCAACGTATTCCTCAAACTTCTTTCTTGATTCGTCCATATCAATCCCCGTTATTACAGGTTAATTTTCACCCAACCCTTCCCACGCACATTTGCAACAAGCCCTTTCTTTCTCAGGTATTGCATACGGCGATCGATGGTTTCGATATACATTCCATTGCTCCGCCATTTAAGCCAGATATCAAAAACAGGTGTTGGTCTTTCACTCAGCATTGAAAGAATGTTTTGATCTAATTTTTCGTACTTGCTCACAAATACCCTCTCTCACTTAATCGCGCCCACGCTTCGTTAAACTCTTCTCGGGTTGCGCCGGATTTTCTTTCTTCAAACATCATGCATTCGCTGATGTCTCCCCATGACTTTGGTCGCTTTTCAGCGAACAGATCATCCCATTCGAATACCCAGCGGCCTGATTTTCGGTAGTGGTAAATGGTCAGCCATGTTGTGCTGTTCGCTGGATACCCATAGAGAACTTCGACTTTTTGATCACGGTCTTTATGCTTTTTCAGCAGGATAAAGCCAGCAACCAGCGAAGCTCCGGAAAGAATGATGATTGGAATTTGCCAGTCAGCCACACTTCCCTCTCCCCCAAATAAAAAGGCCTGCGATTACCAGCAGGCCTGTTACAAGCTCACTGATGTAGATGGTCATCAGAATCCTCCTTTCTTCTTGGACTGCGGTTCCTCGCGTTCACGGCGGCGCATTTCAGCAGACTGTTGGTCTGTGTCATAAATAGCGCCATTTGCCTGTATGCAATACACCGTGCCGGTATTGCCATGACGATTGAGGCGAAGGATTAGTTCGGTTTCACCAGGAGGAACGCTGTCATCAAAAGCACCTTCCCGATGGATCCCAACCCAATAATCGCAATCCTGTTCAATCTGCCCTGTATCTCGCGAGTCACTTGGTAATGGGCGTTTATTGGTTCGGCTTTCCAATGCGCGGTTAAGCTGCGTCAGAAGCACAACAACGCAATCAAGCTCTTTGGCAAGGTTCTTCAGTCCTTTGGTGATCATGCCGTAAGCAAGGTCGTTGCGATCGGCCTTTTCAGCGGTCATTAGTGTCAGGTAATCGACCAGAATCATGCCAACACATCCTTTTTCTCGCTTGATTCGACGGCTTTCGCTGACGATTTGAGCCAGAGATAATCCCGGCGTGTCGTCGATGTAAAGCATGTCGATTTCACTCAAGCGATTGGCTGTTTCGATCGCCCTGTTGAAGTCACCATCGTAATCACCCTGATAGCCGTCATCAGCGTCATTTGTCGCCGGAAGGTAAAAAATATTCGGGTTAACACCAGACTTCTGCCCTACCAGTTTTTCCAGTATCTGGTCACCTGGCATTTCAAGGCTGAACATCAGAGCGGGCTTTTTCTCATGCACTGCGCAGTTGATTGCCATCTGGCTGTATAGCGTCGTTTTCCCCATCTTAGGGCGAGCGCCAATGACAAACAGAGAACCTTTCACCAGACCTTTCGGTGACAGCATCCTGTCCAGCGATGGGATCCCTGTGCTCATTCCTCGCTGTTCGCCTGACGGGTCAAATCGCTTCTCAAGGTCGCTAACCCAGTCTTCCATGACCTCACCAAATGAGCGAAGGCCGCGACGCGATCCGGTTTTTGCATGGTCTGTCAGTTGCGTGAAAATCGCCTGAATAGCTTCGTACTTCTGCGTTGCAGTCATTCCGTTGCGGGAATAGAGCAATTCCGTCGCTTCAGTCATGCGGTTGATGGCGTAGCGTTCCATTGCGGTTTCACGAACCTGCATTGCATAGGCAACGATGTTTGCTGCGCTTGGCGTGTTCTTTGCGATCTCAGCGATATAAGCAAAACCGCCAACAGACACCGTTAACGATTTACGCTCCAGTTCATCGAAAAGCGTCAGGCCATCTACTGGCTTTTGCTCCCGGTGCATTCTGGTTATTTCTTCGAAAAGGATTTTGTGTGGTCGGCTGTAAAATGAATCGGGCTTCAGCATCGCCAGAACTTTCTGGACGCGCTCACTGCTGTCATCATCCAGAAGCAATCCACCAATCACCGCCTGCTCTGCCTCGATGCTATGGGGCGGCGCATAAAAATTATCGGTCATCATGTTCACCCTCACGAACTTTCAGGTAGGTATTGTCGTTAAGCAGGAAATCAAATCCCTTTTTGTGCCAGACGGTTCCGCGTTGATGGTTTGGGCGTTCTTCGAACATCCATCGGCAATTTTCGCCTACGTAGCTCAAATAATTTCTCCAGTCCTGCATCGTGAACCCATGCCCGTCAAGCTGGCGGGTTATCACTCCGGCTTTGCGCCAGAACGTTCGGATCTGGTTTTTACGCTTGTCATTCAGTGCGCGGATTCTTGGCGCTTCAGGAAGGATTTCGTGGTAAGCATCGACAACATCCTGACAGCTAACGGAAGGTTTTTTCTTGTCAGACTTTTTGTCTGCTGTGGCACTCTCTAATACGTCAGTATTAGAGATATTATTTATATTATTGTTTATGGACAACCGTTGGACAACCGTTGGACAATCTCCGCTGAGAGCCGCGCCATTACTGGTGTTTGCGTTGGACAACCGTTGGACAACCGTTGGACAATTTTTTGCCTGAAAATCGTCATATTTAACGATTGTAAACAGGCTAAATTTCTTCCCCATCGAGCAAATATTAAGCATACCTTTCGACTCAAAAGTCCGTAATAAGCTCCGAACTTTGTTGTCGGGGATGAATGTTTCTCTGACCAGCGACGGGCGTCCAGTTATCATCTGACCGCGATCAACAGTTATCGGACCGATATCCGTATTGACGACAGTAGATTCGTGATTAGCCTTGAGGATTAAGTGAAGCCAAAGATGTACTGCCTGAGAGTCCTTATAGAGCCTGCTGTCCATAAACTGGCGGTGTATAGAGACATACCCCATACTGGATGCCTCCTGATGTTGTACAGGGTTATGCCTGTAATCAGCTAACTTAACGACGCCCATGTTTCACTCCTGCTTTGGCTAGTCTGTAAACACCAACAAGGCGCTATGCGAACGCCCTGTTATTTGCTGCGGCTACCACTAATCCCTCAGGTGAATCAGGGTGTCGAATCTCTTCTTTTTCCTGGTATTTCTTACGACGTTTTGTCATAATTACTCCTGTGGATTGATCCAGTCTTTCTACATCAGGCCTCGAAGAATTCGCCGTTCTTCGGGGCTTTTTCTTTTGTCAGCATTCTGGCTACTTTCTTAGCCAGTTCCGCCAACTCCTCGTCTTCAACACCCCATTCAAGAACAGCCAGAAGCATTCCCATTTTTGGGATGAAGCTGTCTTTCCATCGCGAAATTTGCGATTCATTAATCCCTAACGCGTCGGCAACCTTTCGCTGACCACGTACAGCAATTCGATTCAGGATGTTGCTTGTAATTGCATTCGCTTTCTTGCGAGTACTTGTAAGTTGCATATGTAAGTATTTCCTTAACTAATAAGAAGTTATGCGCATCAACTTATGCGCGTTGTATTCCCGCATTTCGGCGGGAATGATGACCATGACTGTTAAAGAGCGGTGTTACTATTTGTTTTTCTTGTTGCTTGGGAAAGGACGAACTTCCTCTCCAATCACACTGCCATCAGGCTTTACCGTAACCATGATGTTACGGCCTGCCAGAATGGCCTTGCTGATAGCGCACTGGATTACACCAAAGTCACTGGCTGCTTTAGCCTGTCCATGGATTTTGGCGTAATCGGCAAGTGTCATTCGAATCATATGCACTCTCCGTTATTAACCATGAACAAAGAATACTACAGGTATTCAAAGCAATCAATACTCAGGGTATTTTTAGTTTAAGTACCTTAGCTATTAGAATTAAGCTATGGAAAATAAAAAATCACTGACGACAGAACAGCTGGAAGACGCTAAGCGTCTTAAGGCTTTGTATGAGTCAAAAAAGAAAGAATTGGGAATAACCCAATACTCAATCGCTGATGAACTGGGTATCACCCAAGGAGCGGTAGGGCATTATCTTAATGGCAGAAACGCGCTAAACGTTGATGTTGCATCTGGTTTTGCACGATTGTTGCAAGTCTCAATTGCTGATTTTAGCCAGTCAATTGCTGCCAAGGTTGCAGAACAGGCAGAAAGCCTTAAGAGCGATGCCAACGTAAGGTATGCAGGGGAATACAGAGCAGGAAAGAGGTATCCGGTGTTAAGCAGTATCCAGGCTGGCTCGTGGTGTGAAGCATGCGAACCATACACCATTAAAGACATAGATGTTTGGCTTGAGTCTGACGCGCATATTCAAGGTAATGCGTTCTGGCTTAAAGTGGAAGGTGATTCAATGACGGCACCGGTTGGGTTAAGCATCCCAGAGGGAACATTCGTTCTTTTCGATACCGGAAGGGAGGCGATCAACGGCAGCTTGGTCATAGCAAAACTTTCTGACTCTAACGAAGCAACATTCAAGAAGCTGATAATCGACGGCGGAAATAAATACCTCAAGGGACTTAATCCTGCATGGCCTCTCGTGCCAATCAATGGAAACTGCAAGATTATAGGCGTTGCAATTGAGACAAAACTAAGGCTGGTTTGATCACGCAAGGGGAGATTATGGTTGGAACCGCTATAGCAAGCTTTTTTGGGATGTTGGCAATCTCGACAATTTACGGCTTAGCGCATGCTTTTATTGCGAAATCTCTATCAGAAAAAATAAGCCAGGCTTGGGCGCATAGATCAGCTCGTTTCATGATTCTAGTGATCATAGCAATACAATGGATATCTGCATTTATCCTCTATGGTTCAAGCTTATACCTGTTGTATCAAGGCGCGACATTTACGCCTTACACCAGTGATTACGGAACGCTATACGATGGTAGTGAAGACATCTCTATGGCTTGGATCGTCTTTGGTTTATCTATGGCCGTGTCTGTTGTAGCAGACATCATTAAGGTAATTCTCGTCTTAACCTTCGCTGACTAACCCATAATCCCGGCAGCAATAGCTATCGGGATCCACTTCACATATCCCGCATAAAAAACACTGAACAAGCAGACACCGAAAAAATAAATATCCTTTGTATTCATTTGCTTATCATTATTTCACCAAAAATAAATACCTTGGGTATTTACACAATAAAATACCTACAGTATTCTTTAGCCATCAGCAGGACGCTGGAAGCCAAACGGAACAGATTGGCAGGCTCTTTAACATTGATGGGATTGTCCCGCCGAAATGCGGGAACCAAAGAGTAGTTGGCTTTGGGGTGACGTGAAGTGCAGCTGCACGACGGCAACCGGAAGATAAGCACCCGGCGCGTCACCGCCAAAGTCAATTCCATAGGCGTTATGCAGCCGCCACCATATTCAAGAAAGCTGCACAAGAGGTAGGAGGATTTATGTGAATACTTACATTCAATTGAGAGATTAATTAAATAGAACTGATCGAGCAGAGTCCATAAAGGCTCATAAATGCTCTTCCATCCCCGTCTAATTGGCGGGGAAGGAAACCACTTTGTAATAAAAAAATTCCAAAGTTGTTTCATCGGAGGTCAACATGACAGTAGTCATTACATATCTGGCTGACGATAACGCCAGAAATCGCCGCAGAGCACGCAGACAGGCTCAACGTGAACAGGCAATGCAAGAGCAGCGACTGGCGCGAAAAATTGCGCTAAAGCTCTCTGGTTGCGTCAGAGCAGACAAAGCATCATCACTTGGCAGCCTTCTCTGCAAGAAGGCAGATGAAGTCGAGCGTAAACAGAACCGTATTTACTACCGCAAGCCACGCAGTGAAATGGGTGTGACTTGTGTTGGTCGCCAGAAAATGAAATTAGGCAGCAAACCACTTATTTGAGGTGAGATATGGAAGAAGAATTTGAAGAGTTCGAAGAGCATCCGCAGGATGTGATGGAACAGTACCAGGACTATCCGTATGACTACGACTATTGATACAAATCAATGGTGTGGACAA